CAACCACCCAATCCGCAAACTTCTTACCGATACTGCCTGCCGTGGTCATTGTGGTGGTGAGCACACTCCAGACTGCCGTTGCGGTGTCGGTGGTGAGAGTACCAAACCCGGTCAATGTGCGCGTGCCGACAGCCCACACTGCCGCCGCGACTCCACTGATGGCCGTCGTGATGGTTGATGTTGCGCTGGTTACGGCGTCTTGTGTCGCGATTTGCGTTGAGGGCAACACGCCAAGCAGGTTCCTGAGCACTGTCAGTGCGGAAGTTGTGCCACTGGCAATCTGTGCCCATATCGCGGTAATCGCCGCCGTTGAGAGCGCAATACCACTTGACACGAAGCCCGCGATACTCGTGTTTGACGTTCCGATATTCGTCGCTAGCGCGCTTGTCCACGTTGCCTCAGGGTACACATCAATCTCAACCGGCATATCACCAGTAATGATGATTGACGCATGGAGACAGGTACAGGACGCCTCGCCGGTCGTTGAGAGGTAACTCCACTTGTGCGTTGAACCAATGCGTGTCAGTGTTCCCTGTGCCGTCGCATCCCCGCCGCCATCTTGTGAGAGCAGGATATTAGCCAGTGTCAGCGTCGTGGTGGTATCCGTCACCCCCGCAAGCGTCACAAGAGGGATCGTCATTCTGATTGCGGTGTTATAAAACAGTGCCATGTTATCTCCTTGTGATAGGGCCGAAGGGGGAACCGTTGACGCGGCGCATATTGGGGATGAGAATCGTATTCATGATTTCCGCCCCAAACGTCAGGTAAGTGCTTGGTGCCGATTGGTTATTGTACTCGGTGGCAATCCATGCGGCTGAATGATATATATTTGCAACCCGGATTTCATCTAAAGATCCCTTAGTAATATCAGTATATCCGAAAGCACCCCACCCGCCCAGCATTAATGGATGCGGTGTAGTTCCCATTACTTGCGTTGTTGCGACTCCACTACCCATTGGCGCACCATCAAGGTACAGATCGAGACGTGTACCACTCCATGTGCCAGTGAGATAGTGCCAACTATTGAGCGGTATACTCTGTGTCGCAGTATATACTGTACGTGTTCCATTAACGCCACTAGCTACACTTGTATTTAGGCAACCAACAGCATCGACACTGAGATAATATAACAGAAATGGAGTTTTAGCTGCATCTCCAATATTATTAAAAGGTTTACCAATGAAGACACTGCCATCTAAAGAATAACCATAGCCCGTTAAAAATACCCAAACACTTAGCGAAAATGCGCTCAATTGATTGAGGCTTGTAGCATCAGGCACACTAATATAACTGCCACTGGCGTTTTGAATACCGTTGTATAATTGTCCTTGGCCAATTTTTCCCGTTGTTATGTTAGGTTCATTCGTAGATTGACCACCGTTGTTATTAAATGACGTTGAGTCCTTGTAATCCCCTATTGTTCCTGTACCAGTCTGATTCATGTGCCACACCCCCACATACCCGTTCCCCCAGACCGCCTGCTTCTGCGCCGTGGTGTATCCGGTAGCCGCAGCGTTGCCATAGTAAAGATAGATGACAGTATCGACAGATGCGGAGAGCGTCGTAAGGAATACCCATGCGTCAAGCTCGTGATTCGCCTGCGAAAAATACTCAATCTCCGCATTAATCAGCGTGACGCCATCGGCAGCGGTGAAAAGCAAATCATTGCCAGACGCGAGCGCGTGCGTGAATATCGTATTCCCTGCATCAGTCAGTTTCACCAACACAGGGAAATTAGATTGGTCTCCGTTATTCACCATGCTTTTTGAGATGGTGATTTGCTGGCGATATTTATAGTTTGGGCTGTACCAGGCCATTATGATTTATCCTTGATGAGTATGCATTCCCCGCGCTCCCGCTTTGGGCAGACTTTCGTTCCCTGCAGACACGGTGGTAATGCTGCGAGATATTCGGGACGCGGGGTGTAGGGCGGTTCGGCGATTGGCGGTGATGTGGGTTTCCGCATCAGGAAAACAACGCCTTCAGCGCGGCGCTATCTCCATTAAAGTAGCTTCGATCCACATTCCCCACAACGCCGGGGATAGTTGATGTGCTCGTATGCTGCCACAAAGTAAAACCAGCAGGCCATGCCTTAGGTACGTCGGGAGCTTTCGTGCTGTAACGTGCCAACCATAACCCGCATTTCGATAGGGTGGTGGTGTCGGGCGTAGTGATGCCTTGCGTGAGTATTTGCACGGCGAGAAAGGCTTGTCCTGAATAAAGTAGGGGATAGTGCCCGCATACCTGCTTGATACGATTGACAAACGCCACCGCTCCACTATACGTCATATCGGTGGTCTCCCAATCAAGTACTCTCAGATGACAACCCTGCGTCACTGATATGAAGTGGTCGGCTTGTGCAACCGGATCACCCCTATCAGCGAAGTGATACGCCCCAAAGAGGATACCAACTGCCGCCGCCCGTGCCTTCCGATCTGCAAAGCAGATATCCACCATGCCCGTCCCCTGCGTGGCCTTATGAATCACCGCTTGAATGCCTGCCGTTTTGAATTGATGGAAGGAATTCGGAGTGAGTGTGTTATTATGGGACAAATCCAATACGGTATCTAACATAGTATCCCCTTTCGTTGGCGCGGTCTGCGCATATTCATGGAATAAAACAACGCCGCGCAAAACAGCATGAGTGCGACAAGGTAGCAGAGTAGAAACATCAGCGCACCTCCGGGACTTCCCCTAACGCGATGAGGTGTTGCAATCGCGCATCACCCATAAAATCGAGTTTCTCATTCAATGATTGCAAATCTTCACGAATGGCCTTAATTTCTTCCGCTTGCGCTAACTCATGTTGGTAGTGAGCTTCTGCTCTTGCCCGATCATGTTTTTCTGACAAATTGCCCGACACGAGCAATAGGGGGCCGGTTGATAATTGGATCCAATTACTTACCAACAGCCACACAACGCAGGCAGGCAACGGGTCAAAATGCACGATCTTGAGCGCGTTTAATCCCACCCATAGCACAGTCCATACCTGCACAAGAATGAAGGCTAGTGGGGTGCCGAAGTGATCATTGACCCAGAGGGTGAAACGAATCATTGGAGTATAGTTTTCGTCTTCGTATTGCTGATTTACATTAATGGGTGTATGCGCCATGTCTCACCTCACTTAATATGCGACAGAATATACGTCAACGCCGTGCCGAGCGCGGCGGCAGCAATCGTAATTGCGGCGATGAGGATCTTAAAGAGCCAGTCATGCAATTCGGCACTAATCGCGTTCATACGGTCAAAGACCTTGGTGAGTTCCTCGCTATGTTTCGTTGCGAGATTTTCAGCGATATGCGCCGTTTCGGCATGGAGTTTATCGGCTACCTGCGCAGTTTCCATGCGCAACTCACTCGCGACACGTGTCGTTTCCGTGCTTAATTCCGCCGCAACCTTTGTCACTTTGTTATCTTGTGCATGCATAGCACGCTCCAAGGCGGGACATCCAGTCGTAAGAGGGTCGCACAATCGTGCTTCATTGCCTGTCATAGAATATCCTTTCCTAAATCGGCAGGGAAGGTGACGCCTCCGGCAATAGGCCGAGGGCGTGAAAGATTTAGGGGGAAGCGATTCGCCTAACTTCTCACTTCCCCCGCGCCGGAAACCCCGAAGGGTCGTTCTGTATGTCGTCCGGCAATACTAACTGTCAGGGAACCACGTCTCACACGTCGCGCTGTCGGCTTCGACCATCAGCGGGCTTTGCGCATTTCCCAACGTGACATTCACATCATTCAACAGCATCACGGATTTCGTGCCATCCCAAAACGCGGTTGTCGCCAAGGCGTTTGACGCATCTATGATACCAATAAGTTGCCCCGGCGTACAGAAGATACCCGCCCATGCCGGTTTACCGATATTATAACACGCGTGTCCAGTTTTGCGCCGGTTGTATTCCGCAATCACTGCCCGGTTGACATCATCCTGCGTCGTCTGCGAGGTATCACACTTCCAGTCTTGCAGTATCGCGCCCACGGTGTTATCCGCCGTCCCACTCACGCTATCGGTATCGGTGAGGGATGCATACAGTGGATTGCCTTCCGGGGTTGCGCCCTCAATCGTCACCATATTTATCATCGCCGAGCCGTCACGGGTTAAGGTGGTATCCGTGAGGGCATAGAGTTGATTCGGTGTCGCGGTGTTGAACGTATCGCCCACGGGCTGCGCGCCATACGCCTGCTGGTAGAGATACAATAACCCATCCATGCCGAATTGACATTGCACATTCGGGAAGCGTTGCTGAATCTTTTGTACCCAACTATCCGCCGTGTCTCCCGGTGCGGGTTGCCAGATCGACTGGTAGTAGCGTTTACCGGGATCGGTGAGGATGAGTGTGGACAGATCGCCATAGGTCGAGTACCCCACATTTCCGGACGGCTGAAACACTATCGGCAATGTCACGCCGCTGTAATACCGAATATCCGTGGGCAACACGCCTGCAAAGAGTGCAATCAGTATCAGTGCATCATCCACACGATACCCGTCAAGGCAACACATCCTGCCCATCTTGTTCCCAAATGTCACATAGCGATTATGCGCACGTAACTCCATCTGGTAGGGGTGCTGGTTACTATCGTACATCCCGCCCTGTTGCTGTTCAAACTGCGTGATACCCGTCATGCGCCGTATCCATGCGCCATGCCCCGCAACTCCATCAGTCACATAGTCCGGGTTGGTTATTGCGCGTGTGGTGGTATCCTGCATAATGTAGGCAATATCTATCGTGACGGCGAGTTGCCCTACCGGATAGCCATTCAGTAATGGGTAACCTGCTGCTGTCCACATATCCGCCAAGGCTTGTAACATTGTCACGCCATTGAGCGTTGACGTAGTGCCGTTGACGGTCATTGTCACATCGTCTTTCACTAGGTGATGATTGAAGTGAAGTGTCGCCTGATTCGATGCCCATACCTTGCAGAAGGACGCCTGCCCGTGATCGTACCAGGGCATGACATCCAACCAGCAGGTAGTGCCCAACGTCCCGAATTCCGGCATACGAATGATCTCAAACTTGCCAATCATCGGTGTTTGCGATGAGGACGTTTGCGATAACTGTCCATTCGATGAGGTGGGTTCCGGCGTTAAGCCTTCGCACGTATCGTTATCAATTGCAATATTCAGGATGCTATCGGTGCCGTCGTGATTCGCCGTCAGACAGATCGCTTCATTCAAAGTGGACGGTGTGTACAGCGTGGTGAGATACGGGTCTTGGGAGAGGATGTATGCTGTCCTCAAGGCCAACGTATCAAGTGAGTCGGTTGTTTTCGCCGGTATCGCATAGTCTACGGATTCCCAGACGGTAGCGATAATGGATGTGGGCGCGTCCGCAAAGCCTTCCGCCCCCTGTATCGCACAGTTGAAGCGCGGATACATGACGCCTTTCGCTTTGCCGGTGAAGGTGATGATATCCGATACGAGCGTAATATCAAACAAATTCGTGAGATTGCTGTCGGCAGTGAGCGCGGCAAGAATACTAACGTTGAAGTCGTGCGATGTATCGCCATCAGTGATATTGACGGTAATCCCGAAGCTCTCATACACTCCATCAACCGTGAGAATTACAAAGGCTTGTCCGCTACTCGTGGCCGGGCCACCGCTCGCACTTTGCTCTGCTTTGAAGTAAGAGTTTTGCGGGAGGCCGGTGGCTGTGACGGTGACTTTCGCGTTGCCGTCTTTCGTGATACTGCCATCAAAGGTGCGCGTGGCCGTGGAGAGGGATTCGACAATATCACCCGCCCCTGTGAGATTTAACTGAAACCGTGCCTTCGTGCCGTCTATCGCCGGGACACCGACGGGCCGGTAGAGGGTGACGGTTGCGCCGCACGTCGCGGCAATATCACCGTATGTCCGGTAATACCACCCGCTACCGCCTTCTGCCGTCGTGAGAGGACGCGGCATTGTCGTACCGGGGCCACACGGGTCGGGATCAAGTGCGTTACCGTCCCCGTCAATAGGGATAGCCTGTCCAGTATCAATGTAATCCGTGACGATGTATGCAGGATTTTCTGTACCGCCATTAGCGAATTGGAACGTATCGACCGAGAGTGTCAAGCTGCCGGAAGACGCCGTAACGGTGACTTGTCCATCGCCGATCACGGAATTGCTGATGATCCATGTCGAGCGTAAGCACGTTGACGAGATACGCATATCCCCGTTTTGCTCGACAAATATCCATTCAATATTCGTGCTATGCTTGTACGATTCTACTTCAACATCACTGGACTTGCACGGATACTTCTTGCCGTTTTTATCTATCACAACCGGGGATGCGTCAAGATTCCATGATAAAACCCACCCGTCGCCAAACGTGATACTCCATTGCGTATCCGGTAACGGTGAGGCGTCTCTTTGACAGTAAGCCATCCACGGCGTCTTATCGGGAATGATCGTGTTATAGGTGATACTACTTGCCTGCGAGGTATCAACACACTTCACGCATTGCCTGCGACCGGCAGGCGTGACTTCTACGAAGGCATTGCTATTAACGGTGAAATCGGAGAGTTTACGATCAGATGCTATTGCCCAGCGCTCTCCGTTTCGTGGGAGAGTCATCCAGCATAGCAATGTCTTATTCATTCCGGCGTCATTTGCATCTTCGCCAGGGTAGCGAATCGCCATGACTTCATCCGGGTAGTTTGGTAAGAATTGCCATGCAAAACTTCCTACTGTTTGCACTCCCAAATTTTGCTTCGCGCCGACCGCTATCCTGATATTTGTTCCGATAGGCTGTAAAGTCATATCATCCCCTGTTCCAGCGAAGCCCACGGTCGCATGATAATATTCGCGCTATCGTGCCGTCCGTTGTCACATAGCTAATGCAGAGTTGCCCACTGGCGAGTGCTTTGATGGTTAATCCGGTGATATTCGCGATTGTCCACGCAACACGTTTGACGCCCACAATCCCACCGACCGGACAATTGGCATACTGAATCATGCCATTCTCGTAGGTCGCGTAATGATGGGTATTCCCGCTGTCGATGCAATCAGCAAGTAATCCGGTCGTGGTAGTGGTTCCGCCGCCCCCGCCTGTTCCGCCACCGCCGCCCCCGCCGTCACCGTTATCTCCAATGGTATATATTGCTTCCGCTTCGGCGCTATCAGCATAACCCGCCATCTGGGCAACAGCCAGCGCTATCGTGTTCTCACTGATGGTGAGTGCTCCTGTATATGGCAACCATACAGCTTCTGTCTTGTTACTCTCGTCCTTCTTGTACGTCATCACTAGAATTCGCGCTCCGGCAGGGGCTGCGCAGGTTACCACCACTGATTGAGATACAGCATAAGTTCCTGTACCCGGTGAAAAAACCGGCGTTGCGCACTGAGGAGTATCACTCAAAATATTGAAATACCCAGAAGAAATCGCGCTATCGGTGAGTAATGGATCAGTAGCATTATAGGCAATGGCCTGCAATAAACAGGATGTGGATTGCAAGAAGGGCGCGCTATATTCCGTGCCGTTGGTGCGTGTTGGCGCACTACCGTCCGTCGTATACTTTATGGTTACCCCTGCCGTGTTGCATGATAGTGTAATAGTCACTGCTGGGGTAGGATTACCACCTAAACCATTAGGTAACGGTGAACATGTTGGCTGTGCGCACAGTAACGCGGTGAGTCCCTCTGTACATAAATCAGGCCAGTACGATGTGTCATAGGCCATTGCCGTAAGTAGATTGACATTCTGATAATGCAATATGGGTAAAGGAGTTCCCGGATAAAACGTAATCTGTCCATTTTCATCACCCGCAACACGTGACGGAACGCTACCGTCCTGCATGGACAGATGAATAAGGGCATTCATACGGGGGTCTAACTCTGCGCCATACGTGAACCCTTGCGTTGGCGTTGACACATCGAAACAGCTAATGGGATTCGTGAATTGGTGCGGTAATGGAGAAAGCATTGGGGTAAAACATACCCATGGCGTGTTGTACGTTCCGCTGGCTATCCCGCTATCCGTATCCCCTGCATGTATGGCTATCGCCTGTAGTAACTCGCTACCTTGTGTCATCTGAATCGGTACAGTGTACACCGGCGAGGCGGCTGTCGGTATCGTGCCGTCAATGGATACGTGAATTGTTGCCCCGGACGTACCGCACGTAATCGTCACAAGCGGCGCGGTGGTGAAGGTGCCCGGCCCCGGCGAAAACACAGGGGTATCTACGCCGGTTGGCGGGGTAATCGTATAGGCTTCGCTCATCACGCCGCTATCGTTGTAGCCGTTTAATATCGCGATAGCTTTCACGGTGCAATTCGAGGAGATGAGAAACGGTGCCAGATAGCGGTTGCCGTTGGTCGCGCTCGGGGTAGTGCCGTCAAGCGTGTAAAAAAGACTCGCTCCCAAAGTTGTGGAAGCGAGTGTAACAGTTTGATTCGTGCTATACGTGCCCCCCGGTGGGCTTGCCGTAGGCGTCGCACACGTCGGCAGGGTGATGGTGTAATCCGCACTCCCCACGGCGCTTTGAAACACCACATCGCCATTGCCATTCAACACATAGCCCATGGCCTTGAGGGTAGACGTATTGTCAAACGCTATCGGCTTACCGTCCCACAGATTGCCATGCGTCGGGGTGGGATCGGTGGTATCTAACGTCCACCGCACATAGATATTCGGATTCCCGGCAATGTAACTGGTACCCGCCGTGCTGACAATATTCACCGCGAAGGGGAGTGACGTGTAGGCGCCGGCCACCGGATTGAATAATGGCGTATCGAGTGTCGCGGCGGTAATGGTATACGTGGCGCTCTGTATCCCAGACGGGAGTAACTTCCCTGTATACCATGATAACCCGTGTTGTGAGACGGATGTCCCGTCAATGAGGCAGATTGCCTTCACGGTTTGCGTTACGCCTATCGCGAGCGTGTGGGGGGCCAGTACCGGCGTTCCATGTGTGGCGGTAGGGTCTGATCCGTCTACCGTGTACATCACATAGACATTCGGATTACTGCCGCTGATAATCAGAGATTGCTGTCCGGTGTAACTTCCGCCCGCAAGCGAGAAGGTGGGTGCGTTGGCTGTCGGATAAGTATACGCGGCTGTGATAACGGCGCTGTCAGTGTAGCCGGTGCAAACGCCTATCATTTTGAGCGTTAGGCCGGGCGCGATGTAGATGTAGCCCCCACTCGCGATAGTCGTACCGTGACTGTCGGTAGGTGTTGAATTGTCGAGGGTATAGATGATATGCGAGGCAAGTGTTGCGCACGTCAGTTGGGCTGTCGTAAGGCCGGGTATCACGCCTGCCGCGACGGATACGGTGGGAGATGCGCAGGTAGGGAGGGGGCTGGTCGCCGCCCCGATATTCGTCCACAAATCTGCCGCGCTCACGCCGTATACTTGCGCGTCGGGCAGGATTATCAGGCTGATGCTGTGCCCGGCGTAATAGGATGCGTACCCCTGTGGGATGGTTAAGGAAAAACTGGTAATCGGCACGGATGGGAGATCTGCTGCGGCCACCGTAATAATAGCGCGCACAGTCTCATATCCATTATTGCCTAATTGGATATACCAGGTGTCTACCCCATAAGATGATGGTGGTTCAAGCCCGACGCCAACACTATCAACGGTAGATGCCGATGCACCACCATTGAACGACACGACGACATTCGTACCACTGTTAGAACCAAACGACATATACTTCGAAGGGTCCGATTCCAACGATCCCATCACGAAAAACGGCATACCCAAACCGTTCGCCTTATGATAAGCAATCGCAGTGTTCAGGTCCGCCAATTCCTCCGGAGATAGCCCCGCGCCCAATACCACATCGGACGTATTGTCCGGCAGAGGCGAAGTCTGTTGCAGGATTATCCCTTGTGTAATGTCGGTGATAGGCATGAGTGACGTTCCTTGCGTGATGTTGCGATGGAATTGCGTTGAGCAGAAATTGGCGAGTGACGGGGACGGCGTGACGGCAGGTATCATTGCGGTAACAGCAACGATATGATGCTTTGTCCTCTCACCTTCAAAAAGTGGGGACAGGCCGATACATAAACCGGCGATGAGTAACAGAAAAACGGTCGCGTTGGCGAGGTGAATCTTTACGATTCCGGGTAAGCGTGATAAGATAGACATGACATTTCACTTCCTTTCAGGTGATGTGTCGGCCTCCGTGACGTTTCACCCGTTGCGGAGGCGTTTCTATTATCTTACCACTTATTCACCATACGTCAAGCAATAATTCCTCTTTGTCTCAATAATGCTAAAATACAGTCTCTTGGCCTAATTGTGCTAAACCGTGTTGATTTCGATATCTTGGCCGGATTCTTATATATGCTGGCCGGATTCTTATACTCGTACTTTGATCGCGAAAGTATTTTCGGCATCAAATACTTCGTGGTTGGCCTTATTGTGCTAATACTTTCTGAAAATTAGCCCGATATTGCTAGACATGCCCTTTTTGAGTCGAATATACTCTGGGGGTAGGGACGGGACGGGGGACGAAGGGCGACGAGGGCTCTGAAAGGTAAAAGGCTCGGGCTGGGCTGATGCTGATGCCTCAACCTCCAAACTGTAGTTGCACTGATACATAAGAGACGGTGCCCCTAGAAGCGTATCCCCTAAGTGCCAAAATACCCAAAAGAGAGCAGGTGGGGAATTTTGACGCCGACAGACATAACGCTTTTTGTATTATTCATCATTGCCCCTTCACCAAAAAAAACCAACAGGGAGAAGATTTTTCACCCCTCCCCTGTTGTCGGTCGGGCTATTTAACACCGCTACGCTGCGCCCCGCCCCATTGCTAACCGGCGTGTTTCCCATCCGTGTACGCCAGTCGTTCTATCGCGACTATCCATTGTCGCCATATTCGTTGCTGTGTGATGCGAAAACTGCCCAAATGGAATAATCCTCATTCATCGAGAGAAATCGCGTGTAGCAGGCGATATGGAAGGATATGGCGGGGTGTAGGTTAGCCGGGTTGATAGCCACGGGTGAGTGTACCCTTCTGGTATTCCACCATACTCAATATCTCCCCGACTCCCTTTTTGACTATTTTCGTCACAGCGGCAGTGAGATTCAGGTTATCATCAATCCCTACCTGAATACCAAGCGTTGCGGAAAGGTGCGCCTGTGCATTCTGTGCAAGGTTATTTGCGAGGGGCACTGCCCTCACATTAGGGACAATGCCTGCTGTAGAGATATTGGCGAGTGCAGCAGAAGGTGTCGCGTGAAAAGCCATCCCAAACTTTGCGCCAGCCTCAAAATTACCGATGTGCGTCAACTCATTGAGGCCAAATAGCGAATCAATAAGGCTTTTTGACTTCTGCAAATCGGCAATGAGTCCTTTCGCGCCAATATCACGGAATTTCTCGTTTGCCGCTTCAACATCTGCCCGCCATGCGGCTTCTAATTCCACTTTCTTCGCAGCGTCGGCGGTGGCGTACTCTAATTCCTTTTCCCATTTTGACTTCTGCAAATCAGCTTGCACTTGCGCGATATCCACGGCGCGCATCACATCCTGATTGCCTGTCAACGCCGCTTGCAGCTCAGCCTGCCGTCGCATATCACCCATTTTACCATTGAGCGCGATATCCTTGTCCGACAGCGCGGCTTTCTGTGTTGCTAACCCGATTTGCTTTTGCAATTCATCCGTGATTTTCTGCTGAGCGATCTTGGCTTCTTCCGTCTTCTCTGCCCCCTGTAATTCCAAGAGTGCAGATTGTTTTTCATACTCGATTTTTCGCTCAAAGAAGGTGATGGTATCGGTATAGTACTTCGCTGTTGCGGTATCGCCCTTTTCCTGCGCGGCAATAATCAACGGTTCGTACTTCATCTTTATGGCGGTTTTTGCCATCTCGGATTTGGTATCAACCAGCAATTCCGCTAACTGTTCATTGATACGCGATTTGGCTGCTGGATCGGTGGCAATACCGAGTTCGATATTCAGTTGTTTGGATTTGCCGGTATACAGACTTTCAGCAATGCCTAGTCCTTGATTACCCAGCCATCCGTAATCATCTGCTGTCACTTGTTTTGTCAGCAGTTTCATGTACTCTTCATCGTCATGCTTTTTAATTTCAGCCAGACGCTTGATTGCCGCTTCGGTATCCTTGACTTGTTTCTCGTGGGCTTTAGCTTGCGCGTCAGCATACGCGAGATCGGTTGCCGCGTCCTTGGCTTTGAAGTCAGCGATGTTTTTTAGTGAGGCGTATTTAGCATCGAGGTTGCTCTTGTCGATATCGTACTGTGTTTTAATCGCATCAATACGATCTTTGTCATTTTGCTCATCGAGTTTCGCCGTCGCCTGCTGCATGGAAGTATAGAGATCAAGGGCTTCCGTTTGTTGCGACACTTGCAATTTGTCATCAGCGATAATCCGTTGCTGAGTATTCGTATCCTTATCGCCATGCACGTGCGTAAGATGCTCTTCTTCGAGCGCGAGTTTTTGAGTCGCCTCGGCAAGTTTATTCACCATATCCACGCGGGATGCATCATCCGACGCATTATAGGACGCGCCGGGCGTGCTGTTATCAAGCGGCTTGGCATCCTTCATCTGTTGATCGAGAACAACAATATCGCGCTCGTCTTGCAGTTGCTTCCCAAGCGCATTAATCATTTCGGCATCAGACCCGGTATACCCACCCTTCAATGCCGCCATGAGATCGGTATGCTCATCCTGATACAACTTCTTGCGTAACGCATCACCTGCCGTCGTGTCGCCATGAATGGCCCCGAGCGCATAGGCCGCAATCATTGCCGCAATTTCCGCTTTGTGTTGGCCTTCAATCTTCGATTGCAACTCAATCAAGTCTTTGGCGGCAGTGACACGATCTTTATCGAGTGTCTGCTGATTCTGTAAATCCGCCATGTCCTTCAGGAGTTTCAACCGTACCCGCATGGATTCGTTGGTTTTATCCCATGCCGTCGTTTCGATACCGAGTTGTGTGGCTGTGACGGAAAATAGGCTATTGATTTGATTGGTCACAACACCTAAACGGTCAGCGACATCAATACCCTTCTTCTGTTTGTCGATTAACTCATTATAGTTATCAGACAACTTCTGAAGCGTATCAGCCTCTTTCGTGCGCAAGGATATCTGACTATTCACGATGGTAAGATCATTTTCGGCTTGCGTGAGTCCTGCTGCCGCTTCATGCGCTTTCTTCATCGCGTCAGCAACTAATTCGTAGACTCCAACCGCCGCCATGAGTACCAGTATCGGCCACGATCCGGTCACGAGATTGAGTGCGGATTGCCCTGCTGTCTGTAACCACGTCGCTTCAGTCAATGCAGTCATGCGAGCAGACGCCATTTCTTCCGCCGTGGTGAGCACCACAGTGCCTTCCGCTGTTGTATAGGTAGATTCTCCTAATGTTACCATGGTGGCTTTTAATACACCGGCTTCTTCCGTGACGCCTGCCATCGCTAACTTCACCCGATCCCACCCCATCGCCATTTGCGCTAAACCGCTATCACCACGCGCCATATTGCCCATGATATTAATCATACCGGCAAACCCAGACATTAACGGGCTTATCATGCTGGTGAGCAACTTAAACGTCATTGCCCATTCCAATATCGTGCGCGTGACAGGATTCTGTATTAGCCAACCGCCAATTTTCAGGAAGAAACCGAGTATCTCTTTTAATCCATCAATCACCGGCGCAACATCGTTCACGACATCAGTGAGGGTTTTGGCAATCGCTTCGCCGTAATGACTGAAGCTATCCAGTCCACTTCCCACACCCTTGAATAACCCTTCCAACGCCGGAATCATCGGTGTCCCTAACGCAATCGCGGCATTCCAGGCTTTCGTGAGCAGGTTGCTGAATTGCCCCGGCAAGGTATTCATCATCTTGTCCATCGCGCCCGCAAACTGCTTTTCCATGCCTGCTAATAACGCGTCACGGACATCAGTCGAGGAGATCGTGCCATCTTTGATATCAGACTTAATCTTTTCGATACCCTCATGGAAGGACTTGCTGAGAATGTCGTAGGGATTCAAGCCAGGGATATCGCGCGCCATATACTGTAACACGCGCCCTGCCGGGACACCTGCTGACAACTCCATCAGCATCCGGTTAAACTTGCCGATATCCTCCGCCGTCGCGCCCAATGCGCTCGCGGCATCCCCTTCCGCTTTGATGGAGGGAATGATCTGATCAATGGAGACTTTCGCCGCCATGAGTTGCCGCGACCATCCCACTTCTTCCGGGAGGGTAAACGGCGTATGCGGCTCAAATTGACGCAAGGAGGTGAGGAAGGATTGTGCCGCCGCGTCACTGCCGACCAGGGTAGACATCCCGGCTTGGAGACGCTGAAAATCACCGGACAGTTTGAAGGTTTCAAAGATGGCCAGTCCCGCGCCCAACGCGCCCATCCACTGAATGCGTTTCTCCATGTAGGAGAAGGCATTCCCCGCGCTGACGGCTGCTGTCCCCGCCGCGCCGGTAGACGCCGCCAACTCTTCGCCGGAGACGCTTGCGGTGGTCATGGTTGCACCCAGCGTGACAGTGGTACCGCTTAACGTGGCGGTAGACGCTTCCAACGCCGCAATACGCGCTTGCGCATCCGCTAACGCAGCATTCATGGATTCGATACCGGGGACGGAACCCGCGCCAACGGTATTCAGTGACGCCGCCGCCGCCCGTCCTGCCCCCGCCAATTGCTCCAACCAGCGAATCGCTTGCGCTGCCCCTGCCGCCAATCCTGCCGGATCGATCATCCATCCTACTAATACATCTCCACCAACATTTCCAGTAGGCATAATACGTTTCCTTTAGGGCAACAGAATCAGGGAAGGGGGTTGTTGAATCCCATACTTCCGGGCATTGGCAAACCAATTGGCGGTATGCTCAGCCGACGCGGGTTTGTCCTCTTCCGGCATGGCATTCATCCAATTGTAGGCGTCAATCATTTCGGCGTATTCGCGGAGCGTGAGTTCCCAGAGCGGGTCGTAGTCTTTAGCTTGACGATATCCGAGGACGCCGTAGATGTTTCGCGTGAAGGTTCGCCGACTCCAGGGATTGTCGTCGGCGCTTCGGCGTTTTTTTCATCACCCGCCGGGAGGTCATCGGGCATCTCTTTCGGTGAATAATCGGACGTGAGTTGTACCACGAGTTGATAGAGTTTCCAGAGTCCAGCCCGGTAATTCGGCGCGATGGACATCTCTAATGCATCAAACAGGATATCCATCGTTAAACCGGGCCATTCGCGCAGCAAGCAGGCCACACAGAATTGCATCAGGTTTTCAAAGGTTTGTCCGGGGTGAGGATCACAAGGGGGTTCCGGGGGTAAATGATCAGGAATGGCAAACCCGTAGTATTTCGCTTGCTCATAAATCTCAATCAGGTTGCCATTGGTGAGACTCTGCATAATCGTCGCATACGAGCGTCCCGTCGCTTCCTGTACGACAATCGTGGCCATGGGTGATAACTTAGCATGATACTCTTTGCCGTTGATTTCAAACGGAATGGGGTCGTTGGTATAACTGCTCATGATGACTTCTTTCTGTAGGGTAGATAGCAAAAAAGCGGGGAGAGAATTACTTCCCTCCCCGCAGATGAAACACGACCGACGATTAATCCGTCGGGTTGACGAGCGCCGTGTACACCATGTTTCCAATGGTCGCGCCGGTAGTCCACTGTACTGGATAGCCATTCACTTGCATGGTAAATTTCAACTTCATCTCCTCATCCAGTTTCCCGACATCCTGAGGATTGAGAATGTTGACGTTATAGGCCATCGGCACTAAGTCAATCGGAGAGATATGCACAATATTGACATTGCGCGCCGTGCCGATTTGATCTTTCATGGCATAAATATACGCCAAACAATCAATCAATAGTCCGGTGGTGGGGGTGATGAGTGTCCCAGATGCGACGGTCGTGACGCCGGTGGCCAGGTCGTAGACGGTGGACGCGCCCGGCGTGGAGAATCCACTGGTCTGGGTGGCGTTTGCGATGTGGTACGCTTCGGTTTCCACATCGAAATCATAGTCGATAGCCGTCACGATCCCATTCCGGCCAGGACGCCCCGCCGTATCAACTTGCAACCAGTTTTTGACGGTATCCTTGTTTTTTTTCTCACACGTAGTGATCGGGATTTGGACGGTCATCGGGACGGTCGTGGCCGACGGCAAGAGCAACCAGAGTTGCTGAGTCGCGCCGAGTGCGGGGGAACTGCCAAACGGGACAGCAGGATTAGTCGCCATAGTGATTCTCCTTGTGAAGTGTTAAATCGTGATCGGTACGGGATCGACGTTGATGAAATACAAGTTGACGACGGCCTTCCATAGCCGGGGGTCTGCGTCGCGTACCGCCCCCACGATGTTTAAGTTTTGCACATCCCATAACTGCATACGCCAGCCGGGAATACTAAAGTTAAAGCCTTGCCGTGCATGAAGTAGTGATCCGTAGGTTTGTTGAATGACTTCTGCCCGACTGCGACACAACTCAAAGTCAAAATCGTAGTAGGCCACTTGCACGGGATACTTCAACCAGCGATTCGTATTTGTCCATGCCAGTTTTGTCGAAAAGGGCGTCAACACGCATTGCGGTTTATAGGTATCGGTGGGTTGATTCAGCGCGTCAAACCCGGTGCCGTCGCCAATCATGCGATTCACCCAGACGCGTTGCGGCGACCACCAACCAAGTCCTAACCCACCTTCCCCTGTTGCGGCGATAAAATGGGCCGCTATGGCGTCAATCGGTTGCGACATGGGCTTTGCCTCGTTTGCGCGGTTTCGATGCGACAGGGGGCGTAATAGGCGTTTCTGCAAGGTTTTCTACGGCAGGCGTGATGATTGCCACCGGCGGTAACAACGGATAGACAATCTGTTGCGCTTCTTCCAGGTAGTCCGGCAGCATCACGTGTACCGCAAGTCGGCTTTGGAGTATCCAACGCCGGATGCCCTGCGCGCCGAGTTGCTGAAAGAAGTGCCATTCATCGCCATAGATATCAGCCGTATACGTTGCTGTCGTCTCAATACCACGCCGTGACAGCAGAAACACACCACCACCACACGCGACTTCGCGTAAGCGGTCGGGCAAACAATGCCACCCGGTAATGAGATTTTCCGGCCTGCCCCCACGATCAAACGCGCCATTCGTATAGCGATTCCATGAGATATCCCAGCGAATACCCTGCCGTATATGATTGTCAGTATAGAGTAAGGGGGAGACACAATCCACCTGACACGCCATGAGACGTTGCAAGCAATCCGGGAATAGGAGTACGTCGCTTTCCATGGAAAACCAGCCATCGCAGGATGTTCGGCGAATGGCCCGTAAGACGATATTCCGCACATCAGCGATATGCTGTAACCCTGATTGGCGATGTGTAAAATCACGTGAAGACGTGTTATCTTCGTGCGGATCAGTCAATTTCAAGAGGAGAGAATCGGGAAAGGTATCGCTGTGCTGTTGCAGAAAATCTTCAAGTAAGGCGACGGTATTATCTGTGCTGGCATCATCTACAAACAGTAATGAGACTTTGTGACCGCTGGTCTGCAACGCCAATAGACAACGCAGGTAATCCGGGAGACACCAGGCGCGATTTTTGAATAAGGTGGAGAGAATGAATTTCATCGTGCTACCAGTTTTCCTGTTTGTTTTCCGAGTGCGATTTTGAGTGCCGGGAAGCCGACATCACGGACAGGTTCACTTAAATAATGATCTTTCGCGCTGGCTTTCGAGTGATTCATCGGTGTTTCGTGCTGGAATAGGGCATATTCAAAACCGCGAGTACCACAATAGGCATGGAATGGATTCCCTGAATCTTGTCCAAAATACAACGAATATTGCATGTGAAATTCTACATCATTTTCGAGGAGTGGCTCACCCTTGCTCGTGAGACGCATGGGGACAATTTCGGCATGTTCTGTCGGCGTAATAGAATCCATCCACAAGAGAATTAACTCTTCTTGCGTCATTGCCATGATAGATGCTTCACCCGTGGCTTCTGCTTGATGAAAATATCGCTCATACATATCGAAAGGTATTTGCTCGTCAACTACCGGCATGAGTATTTCAGCGGTTTCAGTATAGGCTTCCTTAACGGCTTCTGCCGCCCGTGCCATCACGCCTTCGAGGATTGCAATTGGCCCGGATACATCAAAGTAATTGCCTGTTGCCATCATGCCCTCGTTTTGCAATACTCCCGCATGGCCTTACGGTCGCCTGTCGCCTGTATTGCCTTGTACTCACGCAGGATCGTCATGCTGTGGGCGTAGTGGGCATTCTGTGATGTTTGTTCACTACTACGCGGATGTTTGATGTGATAAATGGGTGCACCGAAACGATACGTCGGCCCCACCGCGCCATTAACGGCACAATGAAAGGCGTCATCTTCACAACCCCACCCATACATGCGGTCATCGAAGCCATGCACGATATCAAATGTCTTGCGCGTGACGGCAAAGAAGAGTCCGCAAAAATCACGTAACGGATACCCTTCCGTATCGCGATTCAGCATTATGTCTGGCATAGGCGACGAAGGGGGGAATTGCAATAGGAGTTGTGTGCGTAATGAGCGTAGCCAGTACAACCGGTCAAGGGAAATCAGCGACCACCCAGACTTCAAGCATGTCACGATATCAAGGATAGTGGACGGGGCAAGTAAGGCGTCCGCATCAATACAGATGAGGGTATTCGTGCTGGCGTGTTGCACTGCATTATTCCGCATACGACTCAGGTTGACTGCCGGGCTGTCCGCGTCGTCTACCCCGGTACACACTTCTGCCATCGGCAAATGATACCGATAAAAAGACGACAGCCAGGCATAAATGGCTTGCCGGCGTGAATCATCACTCTGAAAGGGAATACAGATTGAAAATAATGGTTTTGCCATGTTACCCTAATCCCTTCAGGCTTAACGACCAGTCAATGAGTTTTCCATCAATACGATGGGCAATCGCGGCTTCGATGATATAGGTGGTATGGTCAAGCATACGTCCCTGCTGGCTAATTTGCGCAATCGCAGCACCCTTGGCATCATCGGCATAGGTAAACGCGCTGGCCTCAACGGAAAACCGCTTGCCACTCATCCAGGCTTCTGTGCCGACCGCCACTTCTTCACGCCGAAAACCCTCTTCTGTCCGACAATGCACGATGTAGCTACGTCCGGATGTGATTACTTGCGGTACCTGCGTAACTAAAGTGCCTTTCAGAGTAATGCGACACGTCAACGGAAACAACTGTGGCATCACCGCGCGAATGCCCGCTAATGTTTTGTTGTCGAAAAGCATAGCAAGTCCTCTCACTGGGAGCGATATCCGCCCATGTCACCGGGAATGGTATAGGACGGTAACGGACGTGCGGGGTCGGCGGTTTGTGCTGCCGTCTGTTTAATCGCGGCAACATAGGCATTGGTATTGGTCGCGAAGGGGTCGGGTAAGAATCCTGACCGCGCTTCATCACGCAAGTCTTCCCAGACTTTCACCTTGCTTTTCCATTGGACTTCAATGCCATAATGTTCTTGAAAGAAGGAAGGTTGATTGCCGTACCGAATCACGAGACGTTCGCAAATGAAGGCAATCGCTTGACGGTAACCGACAGTATTCAGTAGTGCGGTAATCTCTTCATCATGCAATATCGCATTGGAGGGATCGGTATCGTCAATAAGAAAGCGCACGAAGTCTTTATAGGTGGGAAGTGTGTAATTGTATGAAAGCATGGTGCGCCTCGAATGGGAAAACGTGTGGACATAATGGGGAAAATATGTTACACTGACGGATAGATGAATGCCCTGACGATGGTGGCACATCCCAGGGCACGGCCAACACCTTAAAAGGAGGTATCAGCGCCATGAGTATACCACTACCTATCCCCAAAATCAAGTATCTGCCCCGTGACATCCCTATCGGTGCCATCTTTGGGAGATGGACAGTCATAGGAGAAGATGTGTTGTTTCGTATTCTACGTTATATAGAAGAATTCAAATACTCCACATGGATGTCGGTTACGCCATAACGACACCGTTACTTTCGATCTATGGAAAAGCAATTGGACATAAACAATTAAAATTGCGTAAATAAGATATCGGGGAATGTGTTAATTCGGACTACATTCCCCGATATTACTCTTTGCGTCTTGCTATTTACTACCCAACGCTTAGAATTATGACTCCGTTTGGAAAATAAATAGCCGGTCCCCCGTTGTGCCCACGGTGAATCACGATGTTGCGCGGCACGAGATCGGGATCATCCACGATCTTGATATACGGCCCGGCATCGAAGTTCGGGTTTTGCGCATTACGCGTCTGCACGTATTCACCCAGCACGTCGTTATTCGGGCGCGTCCCAATCAACACGACCTTGTTATCCGGGATGTAATACTGCCATACTTGGGAATCATCGAGATAGCCGTCGTTCATCACAATCGGCGCGGGCAATCCGAAGTTCTCAAACAAGTTCGCGATATCGGACATACCCGGCAAGAGTCCCTTCATGCCCGCCACAATGCGCGTCCCGAGCGAGACGGAATTGATGATGTAATTGAATGTGCGGCGATTCATGTACATCTTGGCGTTGGTGCCGAATCGGCAACTGGTACCGGCTTCGTAGAGTTGCTGCACAGCCTGCAAGTCCTGCAATGGTTTACTGGTCGCGACGGTGGCCCATGGCACATTCGCGAGGCCGTCTGTGGTGTCGGTGTAGGAAATCTTGCGGATATCATACTGCCCGTTGACCTGTGTGGCTCCGGTACCAGGGGCAATCACGGTGATGACGCCGGTCGTCAGCAACGTCCAAATATTGCTGCGCACGCGAGTGACTTCACGCCCAACCAGTTGCTTCAGGCGCTCGACTACGAGATCATCGATGTTGATCACTGCACCCGGTGCGTTATATGGCGCACGGGTGGTGAGTTCGCGCTCGGATATCACTTCCTGTTCCCCATAGACGCCGGGAGCCATCGCATACATGCTCGCGCCAAGGGCCTGCACACGCGGGGCCTGTCCGTCAAGACCGCGCGCCGCCTGCAATCCAGAGATGTTTTCCTTCATCACCCATTCAATGTTATGGACGGGTTTTGCCGTGATGGGAAAGTCCGCGAAGATCGGATCAGCCGACAGCATAGCTTCGGACATCAAATCCGGTTCGAGCAATTTCAGCTCATAATTGGTAGGATACTGTACTTGATACATAGCCTGTACTCCTTAAAGATGTGAAATGGTAGCCGGAGCGACCGGCCATGTCGCGTTATCGGAGATAGAGCACTCCGGTAGAAGTCGTGCCTGCTACGAGGCGTCCTAAGACACTCACGGCATTGGCGTCCAGTCCCGTGAGGTCTTGCGTAAAGAAAAACCCGAGGACATAGACGGGTACCGAGAGATCTTTTCTGATAAACGGCGGCAACATCGGGACATTCCCATACGTGACGCGCCCTAATGCGTCCGTCTTGAAGTTCGCGGGTGCCAGTCCAACCGGAATCTGCGAGCCATCGGTTTTGGCGAACGCGGTATTGGTTCGTGGTGTCGCAATGGAGGCTAACGACGCGCTGAAGTTCGTGATGTTACACGCCACAACCGTTGTAGCCTGTGCGGCTAACATGCCGTCCACGTAGTAGTTGATACCCGCAGCACCTGTGGGCAGCGCAATTTCAGCAGGGGCAGCGCTAAACGCCGTCTTGCCATCCGCGAGAGAATGCAGGGTTACCGGTGAGGGTAATGTTTCCCCGCCCAGAGCATTCACGAACGTATAGCAAATGGCATAGTCAATGCTTGACGCTACGCCGGTCGTAGTATTCGCCGAAGTGGCCGCTGTCGTCACACCCGCGCTATTCCCATTGGCAATAGCGATATTGAGCGTGCCATCGTTACCGGTCATGATGCGTTGTGTGAGGATGATAGCCGACGTGGAACCACCTACCGTGTAGTAGGTGGTAAGTGCGCTATCCGCATTTAACGCCGCGCGTATAGCCGTCGCAAGTTGATCGGCTGTCCATCCCGCTGTGACTGGAACCGCATACGTTTTCGGAGTACCGACTAATGCCGCTGCTGTGACAATGACATTGGCATAGCTACTGGCAATCGTACCGACAACGGTCATGGTCGCAACTTCTGCTGTGACACCGACATCGCCGGGGGTTGTGATCGCGGATACGGCTGTGGTGAGTCCGGCGCACGTTCCATTGGTTACGGTGATGGCTAACGTCGAGTCATTTGCGGCGGTAGTTTTGGCTGTCACGGTAATGACTGCCCCGACATTCGCGGCGGTGAACATATCATTGAAATGTCCACTGCCGGTATCGCCATTCATCGCGGAGCAGAGTTTCACAGCAACCTGTGTGGCTGTGTCGGCTGCGGCGACGGCAACACTATAGGTTTTCGGCGATCCATTCATGCCTGCTGCGGTCACCAGTAAGGTGGCCACTCCTGCCGCCGTGGTAATGGTGGTGATTGCGGCTGTGGCGGTTTCCACTTGCGCCGTCCCGCCCCCCGCAAATGCCCCACCGGTATTGATATCCGTAATGGTGGGGCCAGTCGTGGGATCGGTGATTTTTGTGCCATTGTAGGCCGTCATCGTGCCCTGCGTGACACCCGACGTGGTATGCACGACGGTTGCTGTTGCCCCCCCGCCGGAGAGCGTGGCGGTTGCCGTCATCAGCGGTAAGACATAATTTGCCATGGCCCCACCAAAGGTGATGGCATAGGGCGTTCCGCCGCCGCTCGCCCCGACGCCGCCGGTAATCACCACCGTGGCGAGGTGATAGCCCGCTGACTCCAACAGGGCATCTATCGCCGTGGTGAGGAGCGTGGTGGAGATATTGAAGGCCAATGCCGCTGTCGTATAGGTGGCGTTATCCAGACCCTTGATGGACAGCGTAAAGGTGCCACTCACAGCGTCCACCGTGATCGTCTGCACGTCACTGGTAGATACGCCGGTAAATGCCGCCACAACTTGCCCCTGCACAATGGCTTGATTCGGGGCAAAGTTAAGCGACATCGGGATAGCATCTTCAGGATTATAGGCGGGTTGGAGTTGTCGGCCAGTGTAGTTAAGCAGAGCTAACATGACATCTTCTCCTTAGCGCAAAAAGATTACGCCTTCAGCAACAGTCCCTTTGATGAGTTTTCCGAGGCCGACAGTGATTGCATTGGCATCTAATCCCACCAAGTCTTGCGTGAAGAAGAAACCAAGGACATACACCGGGATTGTCTTGTCCACTTCGACATACGGCGGAAGGTTGGGCACGTTGCCATAGACGATACGCCCGAGGGCATCCGTCTTAAACGCGGCAGGCGCAACGCCAACCGGCACTTGCGACCCATCGCTATGCCCGGAGGCGTAATCGCGGAAGGTTCCCAGGGTAATACCGGTTGTGGTATGCACCACAACGGCGGTGCTGGTACCAGTCAAGTCTACCGTCGCACCGACGATCAACGGAACCGGAATACCGGCTAACGCGCCGGCAAAAGTCATCACATACGGCGCGCTGCCACTCGCAGAGCCGGGGCCACCCGTGGTGGTGACGGTACCCAAGTGGAAACCCGCCGTTTCCAACAGCGCGTTGACCGCAATGGTGAGGTCGGCGGCGGCGATGTTATACAGTAGGCTGGCTGTGGTGTAGGTGTCGCCGTCAATGCCGGTGATGGATAACGTGAAGTGCCCACCCGTCGCGGTGACGGTCAGGGTTTGCACGTCGTTAGTGGTCGCCGTCGAGATCGCGCCCACCAATTGCCCTTGCGCAATGGTGAGGTTGGGCGCAAAGTTGACATTGATGGGAATGGCGTCTTCGGGGTTATAGGCTGGATTCAATTGCCGGACGTTATATTTCAATAAGGCTAAAGCCATGATATGCTCCTTGTGTGTGAATGGGTCAACGAGGGAAGGGAAGGTGATATCTCAGCCTAACATTAGGCTTTGAGATTGGCGTGCTTTCTCAAGGTGCTCATGCGCTCTGCCGAAGGGGTGCCAGTGGGTTGCGCACCAAAGGAGACGAGTTTGCCGTCACGCGCTTCATTCTCCAGTCGTTCGGCGAATAACGCAGGATTGGCAGGCAGGGCATTAACGAAGTCCACCAGGGCTTTGACGCCATCACCATTCCGCAAGTCTCCGTCCGCTGTGAAGGTGACGATACCGGCATTGTCCGCCTTGTGCAGCGCGGTAAACGCGGCAATGAAGGCATCGGATTGCGCCGGGGTGACTTTGCCAGCCGCAATCGCACTGGTAAACAGCGCGGTGGCCTCACTCTTGACCTGTTTGGCCTTCAGCCCGGTAATCATGCGATCTTCCACCGGCGTCGGCACAACGGTTGCCGTCATCTTGGCTTTGGCGTCCTCTTCGGCTTTCTTCTTCTTGGCATCCGCCGCTTCTTGTGCAGCGGTTTCGGCATCTTCGGCATCTTTCTTGGCTTTGGCTTTGGCCTCAGCGTCAGTCGGTGCGACGAATTGAGCGAGTTCGGCCTCACTCAAATCTTCGGGGGTTTTCCCGCCAGTGAATAAGGCGAGGAACTGCTCTTTGAGAGTCATGGATGTATGCTCCTTATGGTGTAATTCGCCTACCTGAGGCGGAAGAGTAAATGCGGCGGTGAGTGTTGCATCAGATATTCTTGGATTATTTGTCAGGGCTAACCCGGAGATCGTCTTGGTTGCCCGATCCCACGTCAACGAGGCCTGTAGCGACGGGCCAGCTAGTTCACGTAATTGTTTAGGGATGAGCATAGTGCCAAGGATATTCTCGTTTTGACGCCACACTTTTATGAGTTGTCCGAGTTTGCCATCCAAAAAACCTTTGTTGTGTTCGTAATCCGCGTTGACAGGTTGCGTAAAGGCTTTGATTGCGATATCGCATTCATCGGCGCCAAGCGAAAAATCCTTATCCTCAAACGTTCCCAGGTTAAATAATTTGCCCGTATAGGGAATATCATCGTATCCAGAGACACCAGCATCGACAAATTCAACCGGGATATCAACAGAAAATGCTGCCGAAAATTCAGAATCAGCGTCAACGCCTTGTTTTTGCGCAAGGGTATGCATCCGTGCCGTGATGGTTTTTTGCTCTTCTTCCGAATATTCCGCTTTATTTTTGGGCATACCCCAATAGCGCAATGCTGCCCGCGCACGTTCCGGATTATCCATGGGATATTTTCGTTCAGACGGTATGGCGAAGTCAGGTTCTTGCACTTCAGGGTACGGTGTTTCCATAGCAATCTCCTTGGATATTCACCCGGCGATGCTGGCCGACATTACGACACGGCGATTCTCAACACGCAACAAGATAACCGACACAGCAGAGGTCTTACGAGGTAATCAATGAGCAACAACCCTGGTTGGGCTATCTGTGTCATCGCCGAGTGAATGATTATGTGCGTTTCAGACGAGCATCAATGTCATCAGCGATATCACGAAGCAAGTCCATATCCGCTAACGGAAGATCACCGGACAGTGATTCAATAGCATTTGCGGCGGCGCGTAGCATATCAGGCGTGAGGAGGCTTTCTCGCAATCCCGAACCTAATGACGGGAAGGTATCGTCTTCCCGAGTTTTTTCTTCATTGTCGTTTTGTATTTCATTGAGTCGGGATTGAAGATTACAGTTGGCGCGATGCAATGTTTGAATAGCTTTGATCGCCGTTTGTGTTGCCATATACCCTTGCGGGTTCACAGAATGTACTTCGATGCCCGCGTGAATCAGGCACGCGTATAACCGCTCGTTGGCAAAACGATAATCGGCATTTTCCTTAATAATGGCTCCCACCGGAGACATTGGATTAATCATATCAAGGAGTTCGGGATAGTTGATAAGTTTTAAGTCTTTCCCAACCAATCCGGTGACCATTTTTACGAGCAACGTGATGGCTTCCAAAAATTCATTGTTACCACGCATATTACATTTATCGCGTGCAATCAATGGCGACATTTGTTCCGTCGCATCATTAATCGTATTGCGATAATACTGATTGTCGAGTTTTGCCTGTCGGAGATTAATTTCAGTTTGTTGCACGTCAAGATCAGATCGTTCCAATGCTTTCTTTTCGTGCTGTAATTGAGCAATGGTGGCAGACTGAGTATCAATTTTCTCTTTTGCGGCAATCATTACTGGAATAATCGCCTGTAATGCAGAACAATTTCCCCCTGCCGTTAATCCTGATCTCACGCCAATCACTTCACTGACAATGCCCGGAAAGTCTCGCACAATGACATTGGCAATTTGCTGAATCTCTTCATTCGTCACGTCGAGTTGTTGTTGCAATTCTTTTTCTGTTGTCATGGTTGCACCCTTTTATTCGCACCCTAACATATCAATCCCCGGTGAGGGGTGCAGACTCACCGGGGTACTCACCCGTTAAACGGGGAGCAGGCTATTCAGTTGTCTATGTGCGTTTCAGTGCGTCCGTATATTGCGCCGGGGTAATCTTCCCGATTGCACGTAACACCTTCATACTGGTGAGGCGGTAGAAGGTTTCGCCGTTGGTAGTTGTCGCTGTCACCAGATCATCTAACGTCACGATCCCGTCGCGGTATAACCGATACGCACCCATTCCTAACATGGCCTGCTTGTCAGCAACGGACAGTGTGTTAAACCATGCACGGGCGTCTTGTGGGGTATAGGGATTATCACCAGCGACAATCGGTGTCGCAAAACATCGACATGAATCATGCAAGGGAGAAAAGACTTCCTCTAACGTATGTTCCGTTCCATCAAGGCAAACGCAACAGACACATGTTTTCCGGTCTAGCACAGCATTATAAAGCCAGCCCGTGACCGCATCAGGATTCGCGTGATAGGATTCCACCAGCCCATCCCCGTAACTCTGCCAACTTTCCGACCGCGCAATACTGATCACATCATTGCGCGTGGTGTGCGTAATCGAATCAGTGAGTGCCGTCTTGAATCGCGAAGGTGAAAGTTTTGCCGGTGATATAACAGGCAATGTCAACACGTCATGGATACGGGATGTAGTCGTTTGTGCGAGGACAGTATACCGATTCACGAAACCGCCTATGCCGCGTGTGCGATGGGAGATGGTGGCAAGTGTGTTGTCAGACAGGGCTACCCACAGTCCAGTATACCCCATGGCGCGTATCAGCGATAAGGCGTGTGCCGAGCCCGCGTCCACGGCTGTGCGCTTGCTCTCATAGACCGATGAGGAGGCCATGGGAGCCACACGTGTCAATTCATGGCCTATGAGCGCCAATAACGCAGCAATGGCTTCCCGTTGTCGCGTTGTCCATTGATGTTCGTTCGCCGGTAGATCATTCGCGATGGCAGGATGGGCGTCAAGAAAGGCCAATATCATCGCTTCAGGGCGATGATATAGCAACGCAATCGCAACAGCCAGTTCCCGTTCACGGCGCAACTGCTCATCGCGCTTCTCATTCATCAATTGGCGCGTGGTCATGGCAACTATCACTTTCCGATACGTCCGGCAAAGTTTGTCCGTATCCACTCGACAGCCCGTTTGCGTTTAGCGTTGGATGCGGCACTATCCGGGGTAAGCGGATCGTCAAGTAGCAGCATCCGCGCATTGATATCATCGCCGTTCGCTTCTTCATACTTCCGCTTGGCGCGGTGGTAGTTTTGGTGGCTCATGTCAGACTCACAAGGCAAGGGTGATGGCTTTTTTTGCTTGCGCTTTGGCGATTCTTATTCGCCGCCGCCGCTATCATCAGTACTCCCCACTCCGCTTGGTAACTCGCCTGTCTTCACCGGCGCGGGATCAACGAGCGACTGAAAATGCTGATTCGCTTCCGTCGCTTGCGCGGCCCGGAGCATATCTTCGGCGGTAATGGCTTCTTGGTCACGTTCCGGTAAGCCGATTTGCGCATCAATGCCGGTATACTGTGAAGGATGGACGTATTGCGCGTTTGCCAGATTCGCGATCATGTTGCCGTATTCCACGGTGTCGCGGTCATTGTTCGCAGAGAGCATCAGCAACGGGGTAAAGGCATCCGCGTCCGCTTGCCCGTAATTCATCGCCACATACGGTGTCAACACGTCACGGTAAAAGGAGATTTCGACTTCCCGCTGTATGTAATTCGTGAAGGTGTCGAGCAAGTCTTTACTGGTGTCGCTATCGGCCTTGCTGCCGTGTTGCGCTTCCATCAACGCACGAGGCGCCATGATAATGGCCTGGATCATTTCGGTGTTATACAATTCAATCGACTTCAGATACGGCTCACCAGCGCCTTGGGCTTGTAAGACTTCAAACGACTTCACATTCCGTAACGCAATCGCTGAGGAATTCGCAAACTGCAGCAAGCGCGTGGTAATCAATTCTTCCGGCGAGATCATCTTGAGCGTGCCATTGGCATTGCGCACGGCATTGCCGAGCGCGTCCACTTCATTGACATCACGGGCATTTTCATCAATCAAGGCAATCAGGGAGGGGGTGGCAAACTGCAACAGGTATTTGTAGTAATTCTCCCAATTGTGTTGCTTGGAATACCATGCGTGATACGCGGGACGCAACAGTGAGCGACCGCGCGGATCTGACTGATGGGTAAAAATGGTGAGGTGCCAAAACTTACTACGCGGCAACACCCATTCCACCGGGACAATGCCTGCCGCTTTTTCCGTGGGTACCACACCCAAAAATTCAAGGAAACGATCACACACATACGCGAAACGATACCGACTCTTGACGCGAATAGTTTTCAGCGTCACCTTCCCATTTTTTGGCGCGTTATACACCAGCTCCGCCAGTGAGTGTCCAAACGCCATGCAATCCAGCATATCACTGATAATCGCAGATATCCGGTCTTGCAAGCACCCCATCGAATCTTTGACAAACGCCAGTATCTCTTCACTGCGTGCATAATCCGTGGTGGCTTGTGGATCAGTCACCCATGCCGAGGGTTTCTGCATCCGCCCAACAAACCGTACCCCAGAGGACATGGCTTGCACTTTTAAGGCTTGAATCGATGAGGCGACCGCCGGATCATTCATCATCTTCTCATAGATATCAATCCCAAAATCGCGTTCCACATCATCAGATGGGCGCGGCAAGGAGCGTAGATAGTTTTGCAGGATTGGGCCGTAGTAGGAATTCGCTCCGATTTGTCCTGGTAGCGTTTCAAGCGTATTGTCTACTGGCTTATTCGAGACGAGTTGATCTAATTTCTCGACTGTCTCTGCTGTCATGCTGCCGGAAGGATTTAAGGCCACGGGATTATATTTCGTCGCATCGTTCCGCACGGCGTCATTGCCAAAGGTCACGAGGTGATTATTCCGTTGTCGGCGCGAACGAGCCATAATGTATCCTTCTCGCCATTAGCGAAAGAGTCGTTTGGCGTGTTCGGCCAATTCGGGACGTGCCGGGGAAACGATAGGGTACCGTGGTCGGAACTGATAGCTTTGATAGCGATTCAACATCTGACTAAATGCATCGCACATATCGTCGTGAGCCGCTGTTGGAAAGCCTGCTAACTCTTCAATAAAGTCATGCACCCAGGGAAAGCACGCGGGGTGAGGCAGGTAAATATTCCCGGATTCCACGGACGGCGCGACGGCATTGGCGCGCGATTCTTTCCCGCCTTCAGGATTCACGGGTATCACACCCATAATAGCTTGTGAGAGGGCTTTAATAATCGCTGGCCCATTGGCCTTATCTTCAATCAATACCGTAAAACTTTGCGGGTAGAGGAGCAGTAATTCGTGAATGGCATCCATCGTGCGTTGCGCGTCCATGCGTCCCCGGCGTTGGTCAAGCAGATATTTATTGGAGAGGTGGCACGCCCAGACTTGTGCGACCACGAAGTCCGATGTCGCAATATCCTTCAACGTACAGTCTACCGAGATCGCGCCATCGACTAACGCGCCGGGTAACGGTTCCTGGTGACAGGTGATTGTGCTGTTGTCTTCCAGTTTACACACCACCGGCGGGGGTAACGTGCCTTGCGGATACCAGAACCGCCACCAATGCCGCTTAAACAAGCCGCCTTCCGCCGGGGAGGGGCGTTGTTGGAATTGCCCTGAATACCCGTAACTGCCCAAGTCAAGTTTCTTTTGCGCTAACACCTTGGGGGGCAGTCGTTCAGGGAACAACAAATCCCCTTCTTCGCGAATGACTTGCCTGCCAGAGATCGGGAAGGAAATGATCTTGCGTTTTTCCGATTCCGCTTCCAAGCAGAGGATTGTCCATGACGGATCATCCAAGAAAATCCCTGTCGTATCCCGTTCATGGAGCCGCTGCATAACACCCACAAACCGCGCCGTGCGTTCATCGTTGACACGGGTGAGAAACGACGACCGTATCCACGCGTTCGTGTGTTCACGCTCAGCATTGGATGAGGCTTGGTCGGCGCTTAACGGATCATCGAAAATATTGATATCGCCGCCCTTACCCGTCGATGTACCGCCGACCGAGGTGGCAATCATCATGCCGCGTTGCGTGTTGGAATACTGCACCTTGACGTTGGAATCGCGTGACAACTGCACATCAGGCCAGAGCGCACGATACCAGCTACTTGTGAGGAGTTGGCGACGATCCACGCTATGATCTTCTGAGAGTCCTGAGGAATAACTCGTAAACATCAAGCGAAGGGTTGGCTGTTTGGCCCAGCACCAACACGGCCAAATTTTTGTGACTAAGGTTGATTTGAGTGTGCGGGGAGGCTGGTTAATGATCAGGCGCGGGATGTGTCCAAGAAAGACGGCTTCCAGATGCTCGCAGATACAATCGATATGCCAATTGTGGACATAGGGGGTACCGGGTTCCAGTACCGTCCACGCACCCAAGGTAAACGCCGCTAACGAGGATTCATAATCTTTGATTTCTTGTGGTTTATTCTTCGCGCCCATCAGCCCCGTGCTGATGGCTTGATCCCACATTGTGCCTAAGTCGCATTCCGATGTCGGCACAGAGTTCGATTGCAGTGTGTTCAGCCCTTTGCGCATGTTCGATTCCTAAATTCATGAGTTCGAGAATACGGCGTCCCACCAGCGAGAGGCGTACCGCCTGTACGACGGAGGCAATCTTCGCATTCACCTGATCGATAGCCATATTTTCCCGCATGAATTGTATGTGCCGGTCTTGGGTTTCCGACACTTTGCGCCGTTGCTCAATCCAGGGTAGTGATCCGTCACGCGCCTTCATTTTCGCCGTACCGTCAGCAATCACATCACCCATCGCGTCATGCAACGTCACGGCTTCATCCGCGCGCCCATCAAGTAGCGCTTTGCCGAGTTGTCGGTGCAGTTTAGTGAGATCTTTCCATGCCGTTGCCGACTCGCCCGCCTGTTGTTCCGCGAGTATTTGGGAGATATTGGCATCACAGAGCGCGAGGAGGCGGTCACAGTTGGTAAGTTCTGGATCGTCAAGATAGCGTTGCATTTCTGCCGCAATGTCAGGCGCGGCTTCAAGCCAGGGGTGCAGGAAACTCTCACGAATCGCTAATTGATCTTCACGGGGGATGATCGCTTTGATATTTGGCCCATCGGGGCAGAGCGGGCGATTCTCAGGAAAGGCGTTATCTCTGTTCCCGCCGTGTCGCGCGCAACGTGTACTGCCGATCTCGGCATACCGATTACAGCTATTGCCGTTCGTATACTCGTAACTACAGAGTAACCGTCCCACTTCTTTCTTTTCCATGACATCAACCGATCTGTTTTTCGAGGAATTCAATGCCCGCTAAGGCATGCATCAATCCGTCCGCGTAATGCGCACAGTGCAAGCACCGGGTGTTGTCGCGTTGCCGACAGTCGTCACATTGCCCCGCATCCCGTTTCTCGGCATTCTCTTCCCGCATAATGTGGGCAATCGCCGTATACGCAGTCGGATCGTGTCGCGGCATATGACATCTCCATCAGCGGGATACCAAAAAAGTAGCCGGTTGCGTGTACAAATCCGCAACCGGCCTATGAGAAGGGGTCACCAATGAGACGGGAACAAAAGGGAGGTAATACCTTTGGATACCGTCGGCAACTTACAATTACCATATCCGCAACCGTTTGTCAAGCATTTTTCTATTAAAGTGCGAAAATATTTTTATGACATATCAGAGCGCAAGGCGCGTCTGGCATTGTGCGTCACGAATCCTTTTTTCGGCTATGGCTAAATATTCTTCACTGCAATCTATATAAATACTCTTTCTATCAAGCAGAGCGGCCATCTTCGCTGTCGTACCACTTCCTCCAAAGCAATCCAATACAACATCGCCGGGGTTGCTCCATGACAGGATGTGGTCGCGGCGAGGGCTTCGGGAAATACCGCGGGATGGTCTACGTTGTCGGATGAGTCA